ACAAAGATCGGGATTAGGTAAAACCTTAAGTTTTTTAGGTGACTCAGCTTTAAACCTTACAGGTGCGGTTATGGATACCGTTAATGTTCCAATTAACAAAGCAAGTGAATTTTTTTTAGGTTATAATCCAGGTTTATCAGCTAGAAGAAATCAAAGAGAAATAAAAGATTCATTATTTGGTAAAGACAGACCAGGAAGGTTGTCAGATAAAGAAGTTAATGTAGCAGAATTTTTTGGTATTGATACTGATGCTAAACCTACAGGACCTTTTGTAGGATTAGATCCAGGGTCTAGTGGTACAGCAATGGCTAGTGAAGTTGATCCAAACGAAAACAATCCTGACAATAACAATACAATTAATAATAATGATGGAGAAACAGTTGATAATAATACAGGTGAACCTGTAAGTGCGGCTGATGATGTCAAAACAATTTACGAAGATATATTACCATTGCTTCAATCAACGCTTGGCGTGGATGATAGCGAACTAAATAAACAAAGATATTTAGAACTAGCTAAGTTTGGTGCTAGTTTAATGGCTCAACCAGGTGGTTCATTAACTAGAGCAATAGGTGCTGCTGCTCAAGAACCATTAGAAGGTTTAACAAGAATTGCTGAAACTAAAAGACAAGGTAAAAGAAAACCAGCTGAAGCAGCTATTAACGTTGCATTAGATATATATAAAAATAAAGCTAATAATCCAACAGCACAAAAAATTAATACTATAGCAAGATTGTCAGGTAGAAAAGTAGAAGAGGTAGCAGAAACATTCTTAACTAGCACAGGTGAAGAGCAAATTAAAGCTGATCAAATTAAATTTATAGCAGAAGGTGCTAGGAAAAATTTAGGTCTAGATGAAGGAGGTTCATTAAACTTTACAGATCAAATTCAAAAATTAATGGATGCAGGTTTAAATTCTCTTGCAGGTAAATTTACTGAGACTCTTCCAGATAGAGAAGATTTAGGAGAAGAAGAAATTGGAAACTACTATGTAGATACAAATGGCGATCTTTTAAGATGGAATGGTAAAGCTTTATTAACCATTACAGATAAAGGTTTTGCTAATAAAAAATAGGAGGGCTCATGCCAAAATCATTGGATGAAGTATACGGCTCTCAGCAACAAAAGAAAAAGAAAGATAGTGATGTAGGTTTTTTTGAATCTGCGTTAGCAGGTGTAGCAACAGGACTTTGGAATATTCCTAAAAGTGTTTTTTCACTTGGTGCTACTATATTTGATTTAGCAGCAGACACTAATAAAGCTAGAGAAGTTGAAGAATGGTTTGATGATGTTAACCCATGGGACGATGAAGCAGAAGCAAGAACAGTCGGTAAAATAACTCAAGCAATATCACAGATAGCAATTCCTGCTACTTATGGTTTTAAGTTAGGTTCTACAGCAGCTAAAGCATGGCAAGCAAGAACTGCCGCTGATTTAGCGCAGAAAGCAGTTGCCGCTAAACGAGCAGGTAAATACATGAGTTTAGCTAGAGTCGGAAACTTAATTGCTAAAACACCAACAAGAGCAAGAATAGCAGGAGGTGTAGTTGGAGGTGGTATAGGAGAAGCAGTTGTAGCCGACGAAGATATTGGAACATTTGCTGATATGGCTAGAGGTACATCATTAGAGCCACTTGCAATTACAATGATGGATAAAAACCAAGATTTAAAAGGCCGTGAAGATGCAATGAGAAGATTGGTTAACAGATTAAAATTTGGAACAGAAGGTGCATTGTTTAATCTTGCACTAGTAGGCGCAGGTAAAGGTATTCAAAAAATAAGAAATCCAAAAGATGCTGCACCAGATGAATTAGCAAAAGGCAGAGTTAAATCTTTTTTACAAAAATATGGTGAGTATGGTTTAAGTGCAAAAGGTTTTAATACAGCTGCTACTTTTGAAGCCAAAGAAGCCGCTAAAGGAATTGAAAAAGCAGTAGCTGTTGAAGCAACTAACTTAACAAATGCTTTAGAAAAAAATTTAAAAAACTTAGGTGATTCTTTTTACACCGACTATCTTAAAAACAGTGGATTAAAAACTACAGACAATGCTCATGCTAAAGTTTTAGAAAAGATTAATAATATTATTAGTCCTAGATCAGCGGAAGCTGATAGACTTTTAGATTTAGGGACTGCAAATAAAAAACTAAAAGAAATGGATCCTGTGTTTAAATATAAAAATCTACAAAAAGAGTTATTAGAAGTAGCAACTTCAAAAAGTAAAAATTTAAACGATGATGCATTAGAAAATTTATTAGTTGATTTAAAAGATAGATTTAAATTACTAACAAAAGAGTATCCTGACATTGTAGAAAGAGTAAAAAAATTTGACGAACAAGGTATTTTTCAAAGATCAGATCTTCAAGTTACAAAAGACATGGATGACTTAATGACAATGGTTAAAGGAAAAGTAGGAGAAAAAGCAGCCAATAGATTAAAAAATAATATTTTTGATATGCGTTTAGCTGTAGATAATATGTCAGCAAGACTTCTTCAAAGGCAAATGCCTAAAGAAGTCGGTGAAGCAATTAAATCTAATTTTGGAAGATACTTAAATACAACCTATAGACAATACGAACAAAAAGGTTTTTTTGGTTTATTTAAATATAAACCAACCCAACAAATTATAGATAAATCAGAAGAATTATTTGTTCAAAGTGAGGTACAATCTTTAGGAAGAAAAGCAAACCCTGAAGAGTTAGCAAGGATTAAAGATAGAGCAAAATTACAGGTAGAAGATTTTATGAAAAAAATGGCTAACGATGAAATAGATCCAAGAGAATTAGCACAGTCTAATATAGGAAAAGATACGTTAAACGAAATATCAATTAAAGATGCTATACTTAAAAAGTCTATGGTTGAACCTTGGCAAAAAGAATTACTTGGAGAAATAAAAGACCCTTCTTATACATTTTTTAGCACTGTTGCTAAACAAGCAAATTTAAATGGAACTCTTTCTTATATGGATGATATTGCTAAAATAGGATCGGAAGGAAGCGACCCTTTTATTATTGATCCTGAAAGAATAATTCAAAACAGAATTACAAAAGCCAAACAAGATAGACTAGTAGGATATACTGGTCCTGCATTTGATGAAGCTGCAGACGAAGCTTTAGAAGCGGGTATAAGAGCAGAGGTTAGAAAAGAACTTAGATTCGATGATCCTAGTAAATGGAGACTTGTAGAAAAAGCAGCTAAGATTCCTACACCATTGGATGGTAAATATATAAAAGCCCCCATGTATGAAGGAATATTTGATACAGCAAGTAATTGGTTAAACACAGGACACATCGGTCCGTTCTATAAAACACTTGTACTTGCACCTAAAGCAGGATCACAGATTGCAAAAACAATTTTATCTCCACTAACCCATGTTAGAAACGTTATTAGTGCAGGAGCTTTTGTTTCTGCAAATGGTGCGTTCTTTCCAAACTATGGAGATTGGAAACTATTAAATCCTTTTTCTAATCAATCTGTATACAGACAAGCATATGGTATTTCAGGTAAAAGAGTTTTTGGTACAATGACCAAAGCAGATTCAGAACTGTATCAAAGGTTGTTAAAAGTTGGCGTAGTAGATTCTCAAGTTCAAGCGAATGAAACTAAAAGATTATTTAGGGATATGTTCAAAGACCCTGCTGCAGTTGACAGAAGTTTAATGACAAGAGTTCCACAAAAAGTAGGAACGGAAACAAAAAGAAAATTATTAAAAGGTTTTGCTAAACTTCAAGATGCATATGTAGCTGAAGATGATTTTTGGAAAATTATAAATTGGAATCTTGAAAGAAATAGATATTCAAAACTAACAAAAGAATTAGGTGTAACAGAAGATAATTTTAAAGCATTAATTGATTCTAAAGTACCACAAAGATTTGATGAAACAATTCAAGATTTTACCTTAAGACAAACTAAAAGTAGAGATGCTATCGAAGCATTAGGAAAAGATGGTCAAAAAATAGCAGATTACTTTACTAAACTTGCACAAAGAAGAGGCTACATAGATAGTGGTATAGATAATATTCAACAATATGGTAATTTTTTAGATGAGATTGCAGGTAACTTAACTAGAAACCAAGTGCCTAACTATGGTTATGTTGGTATGACAGCAAGAGCGTTAAGACAATCTCCGTTTGGAAACTTCATAGCTTTTCCAATAGAAATTATGAGAACAGGTAATAATGTTTTAACTAGAGCAGTTGAAGATATGTCAAGTGGTATACCCGCTATACAAAAATTAGGACAAAAAAGATTAGCTAGTTTTGGTGCAACGGTTGTTGGAGTTCCTGCGGCTATTGTTGGAGGTGCTAAAGCATATCACGATGTTGACGATGAAGAAATGAATGCATTAAGAAAAATAGTTCCTGAATGGTCTAAGAACTCTACACTTGTGCCTATGGGTAGAGATAAAAACGGCTATTTAAAATACATTGATTTCAGTTATTCCAATGCATACGATACATTAATTAGACCCGTAATGGCTGTTTATGGTGGATTATCTCAAGCGGGTGCAAATGAAAAGTCTTTAAAAGATGCACTTGGTGCAGGAATGTTAGATAGTTTTTCAGAAATTTTAAAACCTTACGCAACAGAATCTATTTATACGGAAGCACTAATTGACTCTGTGTTTAGATTAGGTGTAGGTAAAGGTGGCCGAAGAGTGTGGTCTGATGAAGATGACTTTGGTGTAAAATTATTTAAAGGAGTATCTCATGTTGCAGAATCTCTAGCACCTGGGTCTTTAAATCAATTTAAAAGACTAGCAGAGGGTGCTGTTGGTAAGACAGATGATTATGGGAGAACATTTAATTTATCAGATGAAATACATGGTTTATATGGAATGAGAGTTATAAACTCTGATCCCGAACGAGCTCTTAAATATAAGACAACAGCTTTTGGATCTAATTTAAAAAAAGATTACAACTTATTTATTGCTCCACTGCTTAGAGGTGGAAGAGTTTATCCTGAAGAAATAATTGAAAGATTTGGATATGCGGAATCTAGAAGATTTAATACTTTAAAAGAAATGTATAAAGATGTTGAAGCAATGAGAACTTTAGGAATGAAAGAATTTAAAATAAGAAATGAGTTAGAAAAAAGAAAAGGTATAAAAAGAGAAGTAATAGATAATTTATTACGAGGTAGGTATACACCTGAATACCCTAGTGATTTCTTTGTAGATAGAATAGGTGAAATAAATAGAGAGGTTAATAAAGCAGAAGGTGTTAATTTACCTAACCCTTTTCCAAAAGCATTGCCTTATCTAAGAAAAATAATTAATACTAATAGAAGACTAGATTTAGAAACAGATGTATTTACAATGCCTGAATTTGATATGCCTGATTCAACAGGTGTGTTAGAGAAAAAATTTGATAGATTGTCTTCTAATATAATTCCAGGTGGCTCTCCTAACGCTAGTATTATAGGTAGCGTTAACCAGGCATCAGGGACAACTGTTCCTTATAACCAAATGACAACTGCACAGAAATTAGAATACGATAAAGCAATGAGAGGAATATAATGGCAATAGAACCCAAGAATACTAGAGAACACATTTTATCTTTGTACGGACACATATCAGGTGTCAAGAAAAACTTAAAACATGTACACGAGGATGTCGAGAAGTTGGGCGGTAAGATAGACAAGATCTATTGGGTTCTCTTAGCAGCAGCGGGATCTGCTGTGCTCTTTGTGATAGAAAAACTATTTAGTTAAAGTCAAAAGATATAATTCTTTTTTTAAAATAAGTCTTGTTTGGTTCAGTGTAATGCATCAAGAACTGTGGCACTATCATAATATCCCCTTGTTTAACATCGGGTGCATATAAAACAGTTTCATCTTTTTCATTATTCCAGGGTTGTATGTAGGTTGTTTTAGGTGAGTCTTTATTTATCTGTAGATATATAATACCTGTGTACCCTTGAGAGCTGTGGTTATGTGGAACATGGTAATGGCCTTTGTCGTATGTAACAGACCAAGCCCTAGTCACATCTATTTTTTTATTATACTTTGTTTTGATTAAATTAAATTCATCTTTAAATATTTCTTGTAACTGCCAAGTAAAATCTGCTTTGTTTCTATTACTATAAAAATTTGGAAAAGGCATTTCAGGAAATTGTTTAAGAATTTTTTCTATGTGTTCTTTTTTATTTTTAAAATCAATGCATTTAATTTTAAAAAACTCTATTTTAAATATAGGTTCTATCTCAAATTTTATATCCACTCTTTTAAATCCTCACCCATAATCTGAGTTGCAATGTCAACTTTTTTTCTTAAAGACTTAACGATCCTTTGGTCTACTGTATCTTCACATATTATATCTATATAAGTCATTGGTCTTGTCTGTCCGATACGATCAATACGAGCTTCTGATTGTTGTCGTTTTTCAAGGTCATAGCCATTAGAATAATAAACCATTGTTGATGCTGCTGTCAAAGTTATACCATATCCTCCTGTTTGTGGCGTTCCTACAAAGAATCTACAATTAGGATCTTCTTGAAATTTTTTAATATTTTTTTGTCTATCTGCACTGGGTGTTAAACCATAATAATCTACATAACTTTCATCAAATTCTTTTCTAATTGCTTCAATAATTTTATGTACGTCTCTTTGCCAATGAGCCCAAATAACAACCTTACCTTCAACCTCATTCAATACATTTATTAATTCATCCATTCTGTTATTTGCTACATCTTGAACTACACCATCGTCAGCTGTAAAGTGTCCACAAGTAATTTGTTGTAGTCTCATCAATTGTGTTAAAACTGTGGCTGTTGTCATACTTTTGCCATTTAGGTATGCTAATGCCATTTGCTTCATCTGATCATAAATTTTTCTTTGGTCATGGCTCAAGCTGACAATACGTTTCATAAAAGTTTTTTTAGGTAAATCTAAACATTCATCTTTTAAAACTCTGTATGAAAAAGCTTTTAATTTAGCACTTAATTCGTCAAGGTTTCTATAACCAACTGGGATTTCAATAGACCTTCCACCAAAATTCATCTTACGCATAACCGCATATCTTTGTCTAAATGTATAAAAGGATACATGACCTAGGAGCTCGGACCTTAAGAAATCACATTGCATGAATAAATCTAGCGGCGATTTTGTGACAGGAGAACCTGTAAGAATTCTTCTATATCTTGATTGAGATGCAAGAGAACAGATGTTTTTAGTTCGTTTAGCATCTTTATTTTTAATGGTTGTAGACTCATCAATAACCATCATAGTTCTATGGCACGATAAAAATTTAGCCGCAAAGTCAACACCTTTTCTAGTAGAAAAAGCATCAACATTCATACATAGAATGTGTAGTTTTTCATTTGTTTCAAACAAGCTTGTTAAAAGTTTGTCTTGTTTTTTAGTAATATTAGATTGCCAAAGGACATTGGTTACTTCTATGTGCTCAGGTAAATGCTCAGGTATTTCACCTTCATGCCAATTTTTATACACACCTTTTGGTGCAATAATTAAAAGGCCATCGATCTTGCCATTATCATATAGCATTGCCGCATTGTCTATTAATACTTTAGATTTACCTGTACCCATCTCCATAAAATAGGCATAGTATTCTTTCATCCAAGAATTTTCTAAAGCAGTTATTTGATGCTTATAGGGTTTAGTCTTAAATTTATAATTCATAATTTTTCTTCTTTCTTGTTGACAATGCATTATATTAATTTATAACAAATGTCAATGAAAGAAAATACAGTTTATGTAATACAAGAAATTGCAGGAACCCGAGAAGGTAAACCTAGAATAAATATTATGGGTGCAGCTGAATACGGTTCTCTAAAATTTTTATTACCCGAGCTTTCACAAATAATATTTTCTCCGGGTCCATTAATTTTTAAATTAAGAAAGACCTTAAAAAATTTTACGAGTGAAGATTATCTTTTATTAACTGGAGATCCTGCTATAATCGGTGTGGCTTGTTCGATTGTATCAGATATAACAAACGGTAAATACAAGCTATTAAAATGGGATAAGCAAGAAAGAAAATATTATCCTATCAACATTAATCTATACGAGAAAGGAGAGATAGATGTCGATTAAACAAAACATTAAAGTTAAAACATTCACAGGTAGTGGATCAATTAACTTTGAAGAAGACAGAAAGGAAAGCTTAGGAGAAGTTGATAATGCTAAAGCCCTTTCTGATCAAGTAACTAAACTACAAGTTCTCGAAGACGAGATTGTAGAGCAAGAGAAAAAACTTAAGGAGTTGAAAAGAAATCAAGAGTTATTATCAGGAGAAGTTATTCCTACGATGATGACCGAGATGAATATTTCAACATTAAAATTAGCAGACGGTTCCGCTGTTGAAGTGAAACCCGTCTACGGTGCTTCTATTCCTGTTGCAAAAAAGGAAGAAGCATATACCTGGCTTCGTGAAAACGGCTTAGGTGATCTTATTAAAAATGAGATCTCCGTTGCTTTTGGTCGTAACGAGGACAACAAGGCAATGGCTTACGCCACCCTTGCACAGGGTCAAGGCTATGAACCTATCCAGAAACTAAAGGTTGAACCTATGACCCTTAAAGCATTGGTCAGAGAGCGTCTTGAATCTGGACAAGAAATGCCCTCTGATCTATTTAACGTGTTCGCAGGCAACCGAACCAAAATAACAAGGAGCAAATAACCATGAACCAAGTAGCAGAAAAAAAGACTGCGCCACTTCCTGCCAATACATTTGAGCAGGACGCAGGTCAAGGTCTTGGTAAGTTAGGTCAAGAAGATCTAGCATTACCGTTTCTAAAAATCCTAGGACAGTTATCACCTGAAGTAAATAAACGGGATGGTAAATATGTTGAAGGTGCAGAGCCAGGAATGATATTCAATTCTGTCTCTGGAGAGTTATATGATGGTACGACTGGCATTAGTGTCATTCCGTGCTTTTATAAACTCGAATACATAGAGTGGAAAGATAGAGGAGAAGGATCAGGTGCACCCGTGCAAATACATGACTCTTCTTCAGACATCATGAGTCAAACAAAGACTGATGCAAACTATAAAGATAGATTACCAAATGGTAACTACATTGATAAGACTGCGTCTCACTTTGTTATGATTACCAATCCTACAGCAGCCACTGCTTTGATTTCTATGAAATCTACTCAATTAAAAATTAGTAGAAAATGGAACTCAATGATGGCAGGTATTAAGATGAAAGGTAAGAACGGTATGTTCACTCCTGCATCTTTTAGCCATGAATATAAGTTAAAGACAGTCCAAATGTCTAATGACAAAGGCACGTGGTTTGGTTGGGAAGTACAGAAGATAGGACCTGTAGCAAATGCAGAGCTGTACCAACAAGCAAAAGCTTTTGCTGAAAGCATTTCCGTAGGAAATGTCAAAGCAAAACACGGTGAAACCGATAAAAAGGATTCATCACACTTCTAATTCCTTTGGGAATAGTTGCAACAGGGGCGGGGAAGCGAGAGTGGAACCGCCCTTACTGATAGGATATGGAAGAAAAATTTATACAGATATTTAGTGGGTTCTCTGAGAACTATGGCCAAGCTGATATGCAACGGCTTGAAGTAGACCCTATCTCTAAAAAACAAAAACCTGAATACAGATGGGCACAACAAGAATTAACAAACGAAGCATACAAAGAACATTTAATTGGAACAAAGTCAATTGGTATACAACCTTGTAATGAAAAGAATCATGCACGATTCGGTGCAATAGATATTGATCCTCAAGAGTATGTAAGCTTTGATAGAAAATTTTACTTAGATAAAATAAAAGAATACGACTTACCAATCATACCTATACTATCTAAAAGCGGTGGGTTACATTTATATGTATTTACATCAGACTTTATTCCTGCAAAAATTATAAGATCATTCTTAACAAACTTAATACCAATATTTAATTTAAAACCTGAAACAGAAGTGTTTCCAAAACAAACAGAACTTGTCAAAGATAGTGAGACAGGTGAAATGAACAAAGGAAACTTTATTAATCTACCATACTTTAAAAAAACAGAACGAAGAGCTCTGAACTATGATGGCACAGAATTTACATTTGAACAATTTATAAAAGTTGTAGAAGAAAATTTTATAACAGCAGAAAGAATAAAAGAAATAGACGATAGCTGATAATTGGGAGGAGAAAGTAATGAGTGCACCTGTCTTATACTTTGAAGATTCAGTTGCTTGGTCTAAACAAAAACTTACACAGAAGATTAGGTCATGGAAACAAAACTACAAAGGTTATACTTGTAATCAAGATCCAATCGCCCAACATTGTATGCGAGGGCTTTGTGTTAAAAGAACTTTTGGTATTGCATCTGACTTTCAAGATTCTTATCCATTGTGTGCAAACCTAGAGAAAGTTGATCTTGAACCGGAACCAGAGTATAACTTTGATGTGACTCTACCTGATGGTCAAACCGTACGATCCGTACATTGTAAAACAATTGAACATTTAACTGACCAAAGAAAAAGAAGAAACTCAATAGCAAAGTATGCAGGTTTTGTACCACCATTACAAAAAGGTGGTGATGATCAAAAAGTATTAGACGCATTATTTAAAACACAAAAAGTTATGCCACCACCCGTAGGTACAACACCAAAAGAAAAACTACACGACAATGTATATCAAAAGATTATAGGACCTGAAGCTAAGAACGATGCATCATTTAAGACAGGCACAACTTTGATTCAAGATGGGTATGCATATTTTAAATTTGATGTGTTCTATAAAAGATTAAAAAACAAAGGGTGGAGATACCAAGAAGATAAGACAGGATCAATGATGCTCAAGATATATAGAGATTGTGAAATAGATTTCTTAGATCAAAAAAGATTTCCTACAACACAAAAGGGTAAACATAATAGCCCTACTAAAAATGTTGTAATGATATCAATCAAGAAGTTTGACAAGATAAAAATCTATCACAAAGTAACTGAACACAAAAAGGATATACTATGATCAGAAAGATATTAGGACCACCAGGTACAGGTAAGACTACAAAGCTATTGAAATATGTACAAACTTTTTTAAAATTAGGCACACCCATAGAAAAAATAGGTTACTTTGCATTTACTAAGAAAGCAGCTACAGAAGCAAAAGAAAGAATGCTTAAGTTGTTTCCACAGTACGGCTACAGAGATCTTAAACATTTTCAAACTCTACACTCACTAGCATTTACAACTTTAGGTATGAAGAAAGATAATGTTATGCAGCCAGAACATTACGAAGAAATAGGTAAAACAATTGGTGTACAGGTATCTGTATACAAAGGAGGTGAAGAAGAAACAGGATACATAGATTCAGATAGTGAATACTTTAATTTAATAAACATTGCACGAATCAAAAATGTATCTACCAAAGATGAATACGATACTGATCTATATTCTGATGATATGGATTACAATCTAGTAGAAATTATAGAAGCAGAACTTAAGAATTATAAAAAGTCTTTTGCACTTTATGATTTTACAGACATGATTGAAAAATTTATAGGGTCAGAATTATGCCCTAAATTTGATGTAGTGTTTATTGATGAAGCACAAGATTTATCACCAATACAATGGAAGATGTACGATATTATAAAACAAAATACAAAGATAATGATTCTTGCAGGAGATGATGACCAAGCAATATATGGATGGGCAGGAGCAGATGTACAAAGATTCCAAGAAGAACCTGCGAAAGAAAAAATTTTACCAAAATCATATAGAGTTCCAATCAAAGTTCAACAAGTTGCAGACTCAATTATATCTCAGATAGACACAAGGATCATGAAACTGTGGGAACCTAGAAACGAAGAAGGGCATTGTGAAGAGGTGTATGATTTAGATGAAGTTGATTTAACACAAGGTAGATGGTTGATACTTGCAAGAACAAACTATCGTCTAATTAAAATGAAACCATATTTAATAGAACGAGGTATATACTTTGAATACAAAGAACGAAAAAGTTTTAGTGCTAAACTATGGAAAGCAATCAGAGATTTTTCAAGATGGACATCAGGTGCACAACTAACAGCACCTGAAATAAAAGATATATTTGATTATACAGACCATGAGTTTGTAGGTGAAGAACACTTAAGCTATAATTGTGAAGAGTTTGGTATTGATGCAAACGATACATGGTACGAATTGTTTAATGCAGATCCTGAACAAGTTTTATACATTAGACAAATGTTAAGTAACAAAGAAAAACTTTCTGAGGAAGCAAGAGTAAAACTATCAACGATTCATTCAGCTAAAGGTGGTGAAGCTGATAATGTATTATTAATTTTAGATAATACAGAAAAGATACGTGAAGCAATTGATAAGAGTCCTGAGAAAGCAGATGAAGAACATCGAGTTTGGTATGTGGGAGTTACTAGAACAAAACAAAACTTATACATAATGGCAGCTAAGGAGGATAGATTAGGTTATGACATCGAATGCATATAAAAAACAAATTGGAGGATCTCATTATCGAGATATGAAAATTCAACCAAGTCAATTTATAAACGAGAACAAGTTGCCTTTTGCAGAAGGGTCAGCTATAAAGTACATATGCAGACACGCTGCCAAAGGAAAGGAACAAGATATACATAAAGCAATACATTATTTAGAAATGATAATTGAAAGAGATTACAAATGAAGATACCAAAGTTTGAAGCACAAACTGAATGGGTCAAACCTACAGAATTTCCTGACTTAAGAAAAGTTGATGAGATTGCAATTGACTTAGAAACAAAAGACCCGGGACTAAAGGAACGGGGATCAGGGTCAGTCATAGGTGATGGTGATGTTGTGGGCATCGCTGTAGCTACATCTCATTACAAAGGATACTTTCCTATTGCACACGAGGGCGGTGGTAACATGGACAGACAAAGAGTTATGCTTTGGTTAAAAGATGTACTTGAATCTCAATCTACAAAAATATTTCACAATGCAATCTATGATGTTTGTTGGTTGCGAAGACTAGGACTTAAAATAAATGGTGACATTGTCTGTACAATGATAGCAGCGGCGGTTACCGACGAGAACAGATTTCGTTATGATCTCAATAGTTTAGCGTGGCATTACCTTGGCTATGGTAAAAACGAATCAGCTTTAGCAGAAGCTGCAGAGAGTTGGGGTATTGATCCTAAAGCAGAGATGTACAAACTACCTGCAATGCACGTTGGTGGATATGCAGAACGGGACGCAGAGATTACATTTGGTCTTTGGCAAGAAATGAAAAAAGAAATATTACACCAAGACCTAGAAGATATCTTTGACCTTGAAACAGAATTGTTTCCTTGCCTTGTTGATATGAGATTCAAAGGTGTACGTGTAGATACAGAACGTGCACATCAAATGAAAAATAATTTAATAAAACAAGAACAAGATTTATTAAAAAAAATAGAAGGCGAAACAAATATATATCCACAGATATGGGCAGCTAGAAGTATTGCTCAGGTATTTGAAAATTTAAAAATACCTTTTGAAAGAACAGAGAAAACAGATGCACCATCATTTACAAAAAACTTTTTACAAGAACACGAACACCCTGTTGTAAGAATGATTGCACAAGCAAGAGAAATAAACAAAGCACACACAACATTTATAGATTCTATTTTAAGATACGAACATAAAGGTAGAATCCATGCAGAGATAAACCAATTAAGAAATGCAGGAGGAGGCACGGTTACAGGTAGGTTCTCTTATCAAAACCCGAATCTTCAGCAAATTCCTGCT